GCAACCAAGCGGCATGGACGATCAACGGCGCAAACCAGACCGGTACGTCATTGGCTATTGGCGGCTTAACTGCAACCAACGTAATCAAAGCCGGTACGGTGTTCACTATCCCTACTGTTTTCAGGGTACACCCGTTAACGCTTGCACCTACAACCGAGTTGATGCAGTTCACCGTAACCGATGATTTTACTGCTGCAGGCACAACCGGCACGATCAATATCAGCCCCGGTATTTATTTTGCACCGCCAAACCAAAACGTAACCAATGCAGCCGCCAACGGCGCTACGGTTACTTTATTTGCAGCTGCAAGTTCATCAACTGCGTACAACCTAGCGTTCCACAAAGATGCGTTTACGGTTGCCACCGCGCCATTAGACTTGATTGCCGGGGCAGAAGGTTACAATGCTTCATTGCCAAACGGCTTAAACGTCAGGGTGATGACGTTCGGCAACGGCCTAACCGATGTCAATGCAACACGTATTGATATATTGGCAGGTTTTGCCGCACCGCGTCCTGAATGGGCTTCACGTATCGCCCAATAAGCGATACAGGCTTAGGCAGGCCATAAAACTGCTAGGGGCTGTCTCCCTCGTACCAGCCCCGATCCCTAATTATTTAAAATAGGCGGTAAAATGGCTGTATTCCGTGACAAATACAAAGTTAAGTTAGCTCAACCTTCAGCCGTTGGGGAAGATTTATACCTTTCCGCCACGCCAGAATTGCTAAGCAAAGGTTGGGTATCATCAGACAACGGCTTGACGTTTGACATAATGGTGTCAGAATCAGATCGGTGGTCAATCATGTCTGATTGTACCTACACGCAAGCCACCAACAAACTAAGCCGTGGTACGCTGATCAAGACGAGCGACCCGGCTAACCTTCCTATATCATTTACTGTCAATGCGATTGTAGAAAATGTCCTGACCGCAGAAAAAATGGCGGAATTTTTAACCCCGCTATCGGTTGATTATGTGACCGTCAAAGACTTTGGCGCAATAGGTGACGGCGTAACGGATGACACGGTTGCAATACAATCGGCAATCAACGCCATTGGCATTGCAGGTGGCGGAGAGGTACGTTTCGAAAGCAATACATACCTTGTTTCCAATGCTGCGCCCGGTGCGGCGAGTTGGGATAACATGGCTGCCTTGTTTATTTTGTACAACAACGTAAGGCTGGTAGGGTTAGGCAGTTCTACAAAAATAAAGCTCAAGGCGGCCAGCAATTGCCACGTCATAAAAATTGGCAGCCGTGTGACCAGCATCGTAGCGGTGACAGGTTGCGGCGTGTTGAACATGGAAATAGACGGCAACAGGTTAAACCAAACGTTGTCGCTCGAAACAGAAACGACTAACCATTGGCAAGGAATTGACGTATCGGACAATTGTAATTCGACCACCCTACGTGACTTATACATCCATGATTGTATGCACTATGCGATCGGTTTTCAGCGATCTGAGTTTATAAATTGTACAGTTGAAAATGTGGTTTTGGAAAACACCGGCGGTGATGCGCTAGACTGGAAGAATGACACCGGAAACAGTTATGGCAATATTTTGAGAAATGCCAGAGCCAAAAACTTTGGCCTTTCCACTTTTGTGACCAGCCCACAAGCCGGTTTCGATTTGAGGTCTGGGATTATCGCGTCTGAGCTGGCCGTACAGGGTATGACAGGCGCGGCGTTAAATGGTGGTTCTGGTATCCGGTTGCAGAATGGTACGCCGGGCGAAACACCAAAGCAACCGACTTCAGTAGATGGTTTCTTAGTGGTTGGCGATGGCGACAATACGCGGAATGGCGTTAGGGTAATTACCCGCTACGGTAAAATATCGAACGGGCGAGTCACTTCTGTTGGTGATGGCTTGTCGATGACTGACCCAGATTGTAAGCTGCGTGACATTGTTTTAGAAAGCAATAATGTAGGGGCTAGGTTTTGGCAAAACACTGGAGCAGGTGTCGAGGCGGATACGAATGTTATTGTTGGCTTAACTGTAAGGGGCAATGCACAAGCCGGGATCATTTGCGACTCTGTTGACGAATTAAATTTTATTGGCTGCGACGTACGCGGTGCTAACGGTATTGGTTACGATATAAGGGCAGGTTGCACAAATATCAGGATCATAGGCGGGTCATTAACCGGAAACACGACCAATTTGTCTGATGCGGGGTCGCAAACATTTATTCAAGGAGTTTCGGGTTTTTCAACCGCCAAGCAACTGACCGCATCCATTGCCATTGATTCGACAGGCACTAAATCAATCACCATAGCGCATGGCTTGCCTTACACGCCAAATATTTCCCATGTGCGGTTGCAACTAAAGCGCAATACCAATATTGGTGATTGGTCGGTCGGTTTCTTATGGGCAACATCATCGGATGCAACCAATATCAACGGGCAAATAAGGGTTTTAACTGCGTCCGCAACGGTCGGCGCTGTTGTCGATGTCGTGGCGATTATTGATAATTATAGGATTTTATAGCAATGGCATTAGTACCTTATCCGCCAATACCAGCCCCGGTCACCGCGACTTATGTCCCTGCTAACACGGTCAAGACAATAGACATAGTGAACACGGCATTTACTTTGGCTGGGCGTAAAGCAATCGGTAACCCGTTAGATGGTGAGGAGTTGGCTTGGGGCATGACATTACTAAAAGGAATGATAAACTCTTGGCAAGCAGACGGGCTGTTCATCCCCTTTGTAACAGAGGCAGTTGCTACAGTGTCAGGATCACCCGTGGCAATCGGTACAGGCCAAACAGTCAATGTACCTAGGCCGCGTTTTGTAAGGGACACGTCTTTTTTTAGGGTGACTAATGTCGATGTGCCTGTACACTGGTTAAATGAGAAAGAATTTAACCAATTACAAACAAAAACAATAAGCTCACAATATCCTTTGTATGGTTATTATGATGCGGCTATCCCGGTCGGTAAGCTTTACTTTTGGCCTGCCCCTCAAAATGTAGAATTGCATTTGATACTGGATGCTGAACTGCCTGCATTTTCTGATTTTAATATAACTGACTATGCCATTGATACAGGCTATTCAGAGGCTATTTATTTGACCTTGGCATGTAAGGCATGCTTGGGAATAAAAGAAATACCGGCTGATTTGGAACGCAATGCAAACAAGGCGGTAAGCAAGATCAGGAGGAACAATGGCAAAGTGCCGGTCGTTAACCTACCTTACCAAATAGGTAGCAAGCATAAAGCCTCTTGGGAAGATTTCTTGATTAGCTGATGAGACAAGAATATAACGTCAATATAACACAAGGGAAAGGCAGGTCGCTGAATGCGAACGCAGCCGAAAACCTCAACTGTTATGTGGAACAAACTTCGGACGGTCGTCAAACCATTGTTGGAAGGCCGGGGCATTCGTTAAAATTTGTCCTGCCAAACGCACCAGTAAGGGGGTGTTACAGCGATACAGGAACATCATACTGGGTGGCAGGTAATGGCGTTTATAAGGTGCTTCCTGATTTCACGGTACAACATTTAGGCAATATCGGGACGTACAACGGTAAAGTTAAATTTGCATCGAGCGGGATCGATTTGATGATCGTCGATGGTGTTTCAGGTTGGTCTATTTCTATTTCAAGCAGTGTTTTGACCCAGATAACTGACCCAGATTTCCCAAATAACCCCGTCAGTGTCGTATTTATTAACAATTACTTTGTCGTTACTGTCAAAGGGTTGCAACAGTTTTTTGTAAGCCAAGAGTTAAACATTGCTACGGCATGGAACGGGCTAGATTTCGCAACGGCAGAGGGTAACCCTGATGCTATCATGGCGGCTGAAATACTTAGCGGCGAATTGGTATTGATGGGATATAAGACGACGGAGTTATGGAGTTTCACAGGTAATTCTGACTTCCCGTTTCAACGTAATTCCAACGTCGTCATAGATCAGGGATGTATTGCCGCTAATTCCCCCGGAAAAGCCCTAGACTCGATTTATTGGCTAGGCGGTGACGACATAGGGCAAGGCATAGTGTGGCGGCTTAACGGTTACCAGCCAGAACGTGTGTCTACCCATGAGATAGAGCAAAAAATAGCATCCATGCCGTATATTGAAGATGCGTTCTCTGTCGTATACCAAATAGAAGGGCATGTATTCTATATACTCCAATTCCCTAGCGGTAATACCACGCTGGCTTACGATACAGTTACCGGCTTATGGCATACTTTGAGTTACAGAGACCCTATAACTGGCGAAAGCGACATATGGCGCGTTAGTTGCCATTGTTTCTCAGGGTCTCGGCATTTAGTCGGTGATACACAAAACGGGAACGTGTACGACATAAGGACAGACGTATATACCGATAACGGCGCACCCATAATCATGCAAGTGACCGGTACGGCCAACAAATTTGAACAAAAAGAATTGTTTTACACTGAATTTATTATCGACATGGAAACAGGTGTCGGTATTAATGCCAACGAACCGCCATTGATTGGCTTGCAATGGAGCAATGACGGTGGCCACACGTACGGCAATTGGCGCTATACGTCGATAGGCTCAATAGGGCAATACGGGGCAAGGGCTTACTTTTCGATGCTAGGGAAAGGCCGTAACCGTGTTTGGCGTATCAGGATAACAGAGCCTGTAAAGCGGGTTTTACTCGGTACTGTAATCAATGCACAGGCAGGGATTAGCTAATGTTTAAGTTCCGCTCACAATCAAAATTTGTAGACAAGGAAGGAAGGTTAACCCCCGAAGCATTTACTGCATTGCAACCAAGTACGAAAAATATTTTAACCTTTGTGGCGCAATCCTTTGTTTCCGAAGAACAAGCTATTATTTATTTGCCATCTAGCCAAACTATAAACTTTACCCGAAACGGGCAAACAGTGGTTATTACGTCAAACGTAATAACCTTAAATAACGGTGATGCTATTTCACTTGCAAGCCCACAAACAATTATTTTTATACCGTTATGAGAAATTTTATCAAAATAAACCATGCAATAAACATGGATACGGTAATCGAAGAAATAATATCCAATGACGCGTTATTTATGCCTATGCCAATAGAAACATTGGATCACAGGAATCCCGGCCACCCACACAGGGAATTACGCTGCATTACGTTACGGATGACCCCGTTTAAAGACGACATTTGCACTAATCACCAAAGCGCTGACGAAGCGGCAGACGAGCTTATTGCGTATGACCTAGATATATATAAATTATTCCCAGAATGTCGCCGTGCAGTTTATCGGGTAATGGAAGCTGTAAATGCTAGCCAGATAGGCCGAGTTTGTGTGGCAAGGTTAGACCAAGGGAAGCGTATCTATGGCCATTACGACCAAGGTGATTCGGCAAGGTATTATAAGCGGTATCATTTGATGATAAGCGGCAAAAAAGATAACTGGATAACTTGCGGTGAAGGCGCTGACGCTGAACATTTAGAAATGCTTACGGGTGAATGCTGGTCATTTAACCATGAATTATGGCATTCGTTCGCCAACCACAGCACAGAGCCGCGTATTTATTTGAACATGGATTTAAGGTGATATTATGATTATAGGGGCAGCAGGTGGGGCAATAGCGGCGGCAGGTATTAGCGCGGCTGCAACGGTAGGCACGTCATTGATGTCAGGTGATTCGGGGGCGGCAGGTGCTGCATCGGCACAAGCAGCAAACGATAAGCTTACTAGAGAGCAATTGCAGCTTGCAGGGCAGGCAAGGGACAGGGCAAACGCTTACCAAAGCCCATATTATAATCAAGGGTCACAGGGACAAAACAAGCTTGCCTATTTATTGGGGACTTCGAATATTGAAGAAACACCAAACGATACAAGCTACAACGCCTATCGGGCAATTATTACCCAACGCAACCAAGACGCAAAAACTGAGCTACAGCAGCATATGGCCTCACGGCCTAACCCGAAGAACAAAAAAGCCTTTGCTGCATGGAAAAAAACAAAAGACAGCATTATCCAGAAAAGGGACAACACGCAGGACATTCTCAAGAAAGGGACAACAGCAATACAGTTCCAGAAATGGCAAGAAAAGCAACCGGGGACAATTAAGCGAGAAATACCAAAAGATGCAAGTTACGGCTCTTTACTTGCGGATTTTGGCGAAAAATGGCAAGACCCTGAGTTTAAGTTTGAAGAAGATCCCGGCTACCAGTTCAGGAAAGAGCAAGGTAATCGCGAACTTGACAAGCGCCTATCCGCTATGGGATTGGCCTCGAGCGGGGCGGCATTAAAAGAAGGCTCACGGTTTAATCAAGGCTTGGCAGATCAGTCATACAATGATGCATTCAACCGTTTCCAAACAGAACGCGGTTTTGATTATGGCCGTTATCAAGACAGATTTAATCAATTCAATGCTGAAAAACTTAATAAATTCAACATGTTGACATCACAAGCACAATCAGGCCAACAAGCGGCTGGGCAAATGTCGCAAAATGAAAACATTTACGGCGGCAATGTGACAGGTGCAAAAGCCCAACAAAACCAAGATACCCAGCAAAATATTTACAACCGGACTTATGCAGATCAAGGACAGATTGCAGGTGTCGGTAATGCTATCGGTGGGCTGGTTAAAACAGGTGTTGATGCGTATGGCAAGTATCAAGGTGCAAAAAGTGTATCAACGCCAAAAAGTTTAAAGAAGTCTAAATTGTTGGGCAGGGGGTACTAATGGCAGTCGTTTATAATCCATCGTTACAAATGCTTGCAGGGCAAATGCCCGATATAACTGATTCTTACAATAAAAGTTATGAATATGGCAGGGATCAAGAGATTAAAAATCAAAAACTATCAGAAGCAAGGGCGCTGGCGGGTGATATTTCTGCCTATGACCCAAGCCAGCATGGTTCTCTGCCTGAGTATTTAAAAAGCAAAGGGCATATTAAAGAAGCGTACGATTACGGCAAAAAAGAGGCCGATATTGCCAAAACAAACGTTGAAATAAAAAAAGAGCAATACGATTCAATTTTAAAGGATTTTGAAATAGGCGGACAGGTAGCTCAAAGCTTATTGCAAGTCCCAGATGGCCAATTAAGCGCTGACTATGCCATTAAACACGTAACTAATTTAAGCAAACAAGGGGTATTAAGGCCGGAACAGGTTCAAGGGTTTCAGGCAAAAATACAACAAACAGGCGGAAATGAAATGGCTATCAGGAACGCCATGCAGCAATTGCAACAGCAAGCAATCAGCAGCAAGGATGCCTTAGTTAATCACATGAAAGAAAAAGACCAAGCAATTACCATGCGGGGTCAAGATATGGATTACAGTCTAGGAAAAGGAAACTTAAGCCTTAACCAAAATAAAGCCGATGTCGATACAGAATACAAGTCAAGAAGCCTTGATTTAGCACAAAGCAGAATAGATGCTGACCTAGCGTATAAGGCGGCAAACATTAACCTTGCCCGTGATAAGCTTGACGCAGAAGGGAAGAAAGCAGCCGCGAAAAAATTACCGACAATTAATCAGGGGGCTATTGATAGCATAGATACAGCAATGGAGTCATTAAAAAAGATAATAAACCACCCGGGAAGGGAAAGTGCTACAGGCGTAGGATCGGTGATTCCATCTTTTCCGGGAGGCGATGCGGCTGGTTTCGACGCTCGGCTAGAAACATTTAAAGCCCAAACATTTGTCCCAATGGTTGCACAACTAAAAGGAATGGGTGCTTTATCTGACGCAGAGGGCAAGAAATTGACCGCCGCTGTGGGTGCGCTTGATCCTAAGATGGGCGACGAGGAATTCAAGTCTAGCGCACTGGAAATAATGAAAGAATTGCAGCTTAAACGACAACGCGCTATGGGCGACAATTCCCCAAGAAACATGACAAGCAGCGGTTTTGATGACGCGCATTTGCAAGCGCAAGCGCAAAAACTTGGAAAAGACCCTGAAAAGATAAAAGCTTTCCTTGCTTGGAAAGCTGGGCAGGGTGGTTAAATGGCAAAAGTAGCCCCGGAGCAAGTTATTCAAGGGCTGCTGGACAGGGGGTACTCACCTGTTGCAGCCGCAGGAATTGCCGGAAACTTAGAACACGAGTCAGGCTTTGATACGTCCGTCCGAGAAAAATCACCCATGACAGAAAGCGCAAGGAAACAAGGTGGCGGGTTTGGCCTTGCCCAATGGACAAGTGCGGACAGGAAGAATGGCTTGTACAACATGGCTGCAATGAAAGGCGTTCCGGTAGATGACTTAGATTTGCAATTAGATTATTTGGACCACGAGCTAAAAAACACACATAAAAAAGCATTCAAAGCTTTGCAATCGGCAAGAAACCCACGTCAAGCCGCATTTGCGTTTAGCAGGCATTATGAAATTCCGAGCCGTAAATATGCGAACAATGCTAAGCGAATGGGTGCTGCTGAAAAGTTTTTTAACATGCTTAACCCAATTAGTACGGCTAATGCCGATGAAATGCAAGATATCGATCCGGCAGAATTTGCACAATGGGAACAATCGCAACAACAACCACAAAAACAAGCGGACATCGACCCTGAAGAATTTGCCGCTTGGGAAGCCAGCCAACAGAGCGCAGGACAAAAGGTTGGTGAAGTTATCACCGACATAGGTGGCGGTGTTCTCAAGGGCGCGTCTAATATCGGCAATACGATATTGAGTGCGGCAGATAGCTACAACGAACTGTTAGGGAACAAGTACGCATTATCAAGCCAAGAAACAACGGGCGCAGAACGTAGGAAACAAGCCACTGAAGGCTTAAAAAGCATGGGTGTCGATACCGATTCTGGCACATACAAAGCATCTGAATTAGGCGCTGAAATTGCCGGTACGGCTGGTACTGGTGGCTTGTTGGCGAAAGGCGCTGCAAAAGTCGCCCCCGCATTGGTTGAATCATTGGCAAGCTCAGGCATGGCTGGCGCTAATCTTACACAGAAAGCCGTTGGCGGCGCAATAACAGGCGCGGCTAGTGCTGGCTTGGTTGACCCAGAAACAGCAATTTATGGCGGCGTATTGGGCGCAGTTTTGCCACCTGTCTTAAATGTGGCTGGTAAGGCTGGGCAGTTGGTCGGAAAAGCGGTAAAAGGCAAGGACTTGATACCTAAAGCGACCAAGGAAGCAGGTGCAAAAGCCATTGAAAATGGATTTGTGATCCCCCCTTCACAAGTCAAGCCGACGCTATTGAATAGGTTAGTTGAAGGCACGGCTGGGAAGATCACAACCGCCCAAAACGCCAGTGCGGCTAACCAAGAAGTAAGTAACCGTCTGGCCATGAAAGCCATCGGCGCGGAATCATTGGGTGACGAAGGTATTGCGGCAGTCAGGAATTCGGCAAATAAGGCTTATGATGCGATTGGAAAGGCTGGCAAATTTACGGTAGACGACACATTCCATGCTGCTTTAGATAAGGCGGCATCGCGTACTTCTAAGTTTAAGGAAGATTTCCCGGGTCTGAAAAACAACGACGTAGACAGCCTGATCGATAGCTTGAAAGGTAAGGGCGAGTTTAGCGCAGATACGACTATAGAAGCCATCAAACGACTAAGGGTAGACGCAAGCGCAAATAAAATATCAATGGACGCGGCAAAAAAAGAGTTAGGGCGCGTCCAAGGCAAGGTGGCTGCATCACTGGAAGACTTGGTGGAGCGCAACCTAGAGAAATCAGGCAACAAAAAGTTATTGGAAGATTATCGGGTTGCGCGGCAAACCTTGGCCAAGGCGCACAGCATTGAAAAAGCCGTCGATAAATCGACTGGAAACATCAACGCCAATAAGCTCGTACAAGAGCTACAAAAAGGCAAGCCGTTGACTGGTGAGCTAAAGGATATAGCAGAGTTTGCCCAGGCGTTCCCGAAAGCCGCGCAAAACATTAGTAAGATGGGAAGCTTGCCGCAAACAAGCCCGTTAGACGTAGCCAGCGTAAGTACCTTGGCAATGATGGCCGGGCATCCCGGGTATATGGCTTTGCTTGCGCTTAGGCCGGCGGCAAGGAAGCTGGCATTATCAAAATTTATTCAATCCGGGCTAACAAAAAAATCCGTCGATGTAGCTGGTGATGTGCTGATACCTTACAAGAATAAACAAATATCCAAACTCTTGCCTAGTGCAGCAGTGCTTGCAGGAAGCCAAGCAGGAAGGCAATAAACACCAACGCAAAAGCCTTGTACAGGCGATAGGTTAAATATGACATCAAATTATTATAGGCTGAAAAAATGACCGGTGTAATCGCAGTTTTACCGACACATACGTTTTTTAACAATAACGGTACGCCTTGCGCCAATGGCCGTCTACATGTGATCGGGGCAAATACAAGCCCCCCTTCTGGTAACTTGCCATCATGGATAGACAAGGCCCAAACTATCGTGAACACTAACCCTATTATACTTGATGCTTTAGGGCAGTGTTCACTTTGGCTGGAAGCAGGGCAAGTTTATGATTTGCTCCTAAAGGATGACCCATTAGGGGCAAATACCGGTACTCCCGGATCTACTATACGCACCTATGAAGACGTTTCAGGTGCTTCTAGCGCATTGATTGCACCTACGCAATGGGTAGTTACAGGGTTAACCCCGTCCTTTGCTAATAGCCGTACATTTACCGTTGTTGGTGACCAAACATCTATATATAGTGTTGGGCGCAGGGTAAGGTCACTAAATACAGGTGGAATAAAGTACGGCACTATTATAGCCAGTGTTTATGGCGCTGTAACTACTGTAACATTGGGGTTTCAAAATAATACTGATGCTATTGACTCAGGGATTAGCGCGGTTGATGTAGGACTAGAAACAATCGTAAACACTGCATCACAAACAGGTGACGGCTCTATTATTGACATGTCCAGTTATTCTGGCGCAGATATAAGGTTGGCAATAGGGCAAACATGTGTGTACAACATTGCGTCAGTAACTTCATTACCATTAAGGATAGCTACGGGTGATAACCAAGCGTATACATTAGACATAACTTATCCTTATAGAGTGGGCGCATCGAACATAACAGCAAATTATTTGCAGCCTAACAATACGGTGGCTGGGGTTTTGTCGGTAATTTATTCAAATTTTTACAGTACAAACGTTATGAATGTTGCTACCCTTACAACTAACATATTTGCAATTGACGGGGGTAACGTTTGCTATAGGTCTCTTACCGACATTTGTACAAAAACTACAGGGAAGAACATGGTAAGCAGATATACTGGGCATGATGGTACATTTCAAACAAATGGGCAGGCGATAAACGTCTGGAACGATGCCGTTACTGTTTGGACAAGCTTAGGGACATTGCAGTTTAATGCTTCAACTACGGCAAGAGTACTGGTAAAGCGTGTAATTTAGTAAATTATGGAGGTGAAATTGAATTACCTGCAAAAATATCAGCAACAGCTAGGGCTTGTTCCAGACGGGATAATAGGCAATAAAACAGCACAAGCGTTTATGGATGATTTAGGCATAACTGACAAATTATTTTTTTCACATATGATGGGGCAGATTGCCCATGAGTCAGGGCTTTACAAAAATGCCCGTGAAAACCTAAATTATAGCGAAGCTGGATTATTAAACATCTTCAAAAAATATTTTTCTGGCAAAGCTGGCGATAAAAGTGCTGCTTTTTATGCGCGACAGCCTGAAAAAATAGCCAATTTGGTATATGCAAACCGCATGGGAAACGGTGATGAAGCTAGTGGGGACGGTTGGAAATATCGCGGCATCTTCGGGTTGCAACTGACGGGCAAAGATAACATATTGGCGTTTATCCGTTACCTTGGCCTTACTGATGACACTGACCCAGATAGCTTACTCGATAACCCTAAAAATTATTTTCTTTCAGCGTTGTTTTGGTTCAAAAAAAATGGAGTGGACAAGCTATGTACATCAACCAAAGAGAATTGCATAGTTACTGTTACAAGGCGTATAAACGGAGGTACAAATGGGCTTGCAGACCGTATCAAGCAAACAAAAATAATGTTTAAATCAGTCGGTATTGCATAATGTTATTTGTAAGTAAACAAAAGCATGATGCAGCCTTAAAAGAATTGGAAACATTGCGTGATTACAAAGAAAGGGCAGATAACTACGTCAATAAGCTTGTTCTGGAAATAGAAGCGCTTAAAGAGAGCAATTTATTGCTAGAACTTAAGCATAGGGCAGGGCAAAACGTTATCAATAACATTCGATCAATCTTAGAACCGGCAAATTTTAATGATCAGCAATGAGTTATCTTCACAAATATTTTTAAAGGCAGTCTGCATAATTGCCTTATTGATAGCATTTATCGGTGCTATTATTGTAATGAGCGCCATCTCATTAAAGTGGCTTTTTTTAACCCTTAACTAGGAAACATCATGGCTAAAATCAACACAGAAACATTTTATGACGTAACTTTTTTGCTTGGTACAGACCCCGGCAAAGTGGACGCTTCTACCCCTGCTACATTGGTTATTGACCCGTTAGTTACTGACGCGACCGTTACCCCAGTCGTTATTGCCGAAGGCGGTGCAAGTGCATCCTTTTCAGTAACCAAAACAAGCGTAGGTGATGTACCTTATACTCTCACTTTCGACAAAAACATTGCCGCCGGTACGCTTGATCTTGTGCATACTGGAGTCTTGCAGTTTGTTGAAGCAGTCGCTATCGGAGCTGACAGCGCGGTAGTAACCGAGCGAGTTTAACCAAATTCCAGTAGTTAAGTGATCCTTAACTACTGGTTTTCCAAATAAGGAGTATATATGGCTTTGATTAATGATTACCTTGCCAAGCTAGAAGCTGATTTAGTTGAGACGTTGGCATTAGTGGCAGGGGGTGAAGACAACCTTGATATACAGGCAGGAGAAAGTACGCTAACACCCGAAACGATAGCCAAGGAAACGGAGGTATTGCTTTACTTGAAAGCACGAAGGGACTGGCTTATAAATGCAATTTCAGGCTTGAAAGAAAATATTGAAATGGGATTTGATGAGATTCCGCCCTTTGATGTTAACCAGTCTGTAAAAGAAGAAATCGCTTTGAAGCAAGATCAAATGAAATTGTTTTCTGATTTATTGCGCCCGATAGTAATCGGAGCTGACAGCGCGGTAGTTACCGAAAGGGAAACGGTTATTCCTGAACCGACGGCAAAAAAGAAAAAATAATAGATATGGACAAGCTTGCAGACCCGACACTATGGGCAGCACAAGGCGGTTTGCTTGGACTTATCATATTTGGCGTGTTTATAGTGCTTGGCTTTGTATTGCTTGGCTTACAGAAAAAAATAGATACCATACCCTTGCAGATCGGTGATGCTAAGGCTGATATTATCCTGCAACAAGAGAAGATAAAATCTTGTGTTCTGAAAGCACTCTATGATTCTGGTGCTATACCTGATAGGCGTAAGCGTAATAAAATTGTTGAAAACGACCAAAGGGGGGCTTGATGATTTATTTTATTATGGCAGTTTTGGTTTTAATTATTGTTTACCTTAAGATTGCAATGCGCGATAAAAACAAGGAAATAGACCATATTTACAAGCGCATGAACAAGATCGAATACAAGCTAAAAATTATGCAAGACGAAGAGGCTGTAGACATGTTAAGCAGTAAGTGGCGCATGGACAAGAAAGTAGATTATTGGGTTGACGAAACTTGACATAAATAAGAAATACGACTCTTTCCGGTGTCGCCATGAGTTTAAAAAAGGCGGCTGGATAAAGTCAAAAGACCAAACAAATTGGCCTTGTACGCTATGCGGTAAGATATTTAAAATACAATTATTGCTTATTGAAATACTTTTACACGGAAAGCTTAAATGAATCATGAGAGCGAAAACATGTTTATATTGGCTACCTGTTTATTTGGCATGGTATGGATATTTTTTGCTTCGATTAACGACATGATGCTGCTGATCATGACCACTTTATCTATCGTCTCATTATTTTTTTTTATAAGGTTTAGATGAAATATTACAACCTCAAATTAACCGCATTAGTAGGTATATTGATTATCATTGCCGCCGTGGTGGCGTTTATTGGGTCTGGCAGTGATTCGGATAATTTCCCTAAGGTTGTCAAAGCTGTAATGATAGGCGTAGTTGCCGCAATTGGGACGGTTGCCGATGAAATACCACAAGAAGGAAACGATGAATAATTGCCTCAAATCCAACATCATCGTTCTGGCAATAACATTGCTTGGCGCTTCTTTGTTTGTTGATGGGACAGGTAAACAAATAACAACACTTCAATCCCAAAATAACGCCCTACAGCAAGCTTTTAACGAGATGCTTGCCAAGACAATAGATAATCATGAAAAAGCCACAGAAGCGCTTGAAATGGCTCAACGTGAAGTTACCGCAAAGCGCAATGAACTCGATATTTTAAAAAAAAGCCTCGAAGCAAAAGGCTGCAAATAGCAAAGAAATTACAACCTCATATTGCAAAGCATATGGGTAACCCCCCCCAAAAACTTTTCATGTTCTCGAAAGAGTCAATAAAAAAAGACGTATTCAGGAAGCATAATCGTTTGGTTATGGATCAAGTATGCCGTTGATTATTTATCACACTATCCTTTAAGTAAATTATTTTCTTAAAGGAAAACACCTGCCAGAATAATAGATTATCCGGTCAGGTTTCTATTTAGCGTTATACACCGCGTTTCCACTCGAAAAAGCAAAGTATTGCCGCACCATGCAATGCATACAAAAAACTAAATCCGTGGCTTCTTGTATAGCAATAAGATGCCTTGGCCATTAATAAGCCACGCGCCCATTTACTGCCGTTATAAGTAATCGCCTTAAGATATATGTGCATTTGGAATCCTCTTTTCAATCATTCCCCAAACCTGTTCACATTCCGGCCAATCATTTTCTACGAAAACACCTTGAACAATTTCTTTGCCTTCCAGTAATCGGTGGCGATTAATCTTTCTGCATAAATCATCAAGCAGGTTTTTTTCTTCGTCTGTCAAATAAGCAGCAATGTCTTTGTTTTTTAATACGGTGTATCTGTTTTCTCGTTGCATTTACGCATAACCCCTCATTCAAGCCGACGATTTACCGTCGGCGGTATTGTTTGGTGCACCCAAGGCGCGGCTTAATTCTGCGTTAGGCATCATATTCTTCAGTTTCCACAATATGTGCCCCGCAACAACGCGGCATTTCTTCTAATAAACACCAATAATCAGCCATATTCAGTTGGGTTCGAACTTTTACCCACGTCCCTTTTTTCATCTGCCTATAGAATTTGAATTGCCGTAGCCAAAAAATCATCGCTTTAAATAAGCCTAACAGTTCGCCCAACCAGACCCGCTTGAGCAATGCGGTGTTTCTTAATCTCAGTCATGCGGTCTGGTTAGCTTTGCGTTTGCAGCGCCACTAACCTATCTATGCCTATAGCTACCTCGAATACCACGCCATGCGGCCAGTCTTTACGCACAGAACAGCCAGCTACCTCAAGACCTCCTATGCGCCAATCAATTGTCCGCTCGCTATAGTGTGGCAATTCATCCGCATCTATTGCGCTTCCTCCATAAACTTTGGTAAGCACATCTAGTGCTTTTTCGATATACGGCGCTTTACTTCCGTGGCTGGCAAAAAGCTGAAATTCCATCTGGTAAAACTGAACCAGCCGCAGCTTGCTTGCCCTCATCGTGTCAGGCTTTTCTTCGTCTCGGAACGATAGGCCAACCTGCCACATACAAAACGGAAGGCGCTTCTTCATTTGCGCTTCTTGGTCAAAGCGCAGGCGCATCGCTTCAAAAGTCCCCGCCGTCGTTTCCGGTCGCAGGTAGCCGCGCCTGCCTGCGTCGATCAAATCGAACTTGGCTTCAATATGCCCTCTTAATTGCTCGGCTGGCGTCAATATCGGTGTCTCGGTTCGCTCCATCTGCACAGCAGGATTCAGCTCTCGCCATGTGTCCAAGAGCAAAACAGGAATCTCCCTCACCAAACACTCGCGGCGCAAAATTTCGCGCTCACTCCACAACACTGTTGCGTTTGAAAAACAATTTTTCATCTTATCGTCCCGTCGTAAATGGCTAACTACTACTTCAATATGAAGCTCCGCCTACCGGCTTCGCGCCGATGACGTTATACATCAAATTATAATATTCTGTAGTCACTATGAATGCTGTTCGTCTTGGCGTGGAAAAAATGCGACTCCGTTCTATCTTCATCAATGTAAAACTTAGTGTAACAAGGGTGAACGTGAAAGTACGCCCAACGCACAAAAAATAGCAATTGTAAAAATAGTTTCATTTATAACCCCTCATTCAAGCCGACGCATCACCGCCAGCGGTTTCGTTTGGCGCTGCATCAGCGCGGCTTAATTTTGCGTTATACAATTTTCCAGCCATACACGATTTCACCAAATTTAATTAATCCGTCTTTAGTTTCCGCACCTTCATCGGTTACGGACAAAATCTTTCGCCATCCGCTTGCTGTTTTTATTTGCTGCCCTGCTTTTATGTTTGTCCCAAGCTTAAATATCATTTCCAATCTCCAGCCGTCTACCCGGCACTCAAGGCGACGCCGTTAAGCATCGCGGTTTATATTAGCGCCAAAGTTCTGCGTTAGTCATCATGTTTGGTTGTTTCATCAAGCCGCCATGAAAACCACCAAGCTGCAAAAGAGAAGAACACAGCCTGCCAGTTGCCATGCTTAAATATCGCCCCTCCTAGGGTAATAACAAAGGCGGATGCCATTAAGTAATGGCTTAAACGTAACGGCTTGTATTTTACATACTTATATATTTTGCCGCCTAACAAGTCGCCCAAGTGGGACGCTCCAACAGTTTGTGGTGTTTCTTTAGTCATTATCATCGCCCCTTGGCTTTGCGTTGGCATGATAGATACAGGCCGGTCGTTACTCCGGCTATCAGCTCACACATCTAAGTATGCCTACTCAGAATTAGTCCCCATGCCTGGGAGTTGGCTGTTAATGGTGCTGATTGCTGCGGCGCTACAGCCAGCCGTTGCCACCCATCCAGCTACGGATAGTGAACCGCCCAATTTACGCCTGAGTGTCTACTTTCCACTCCGCTGTATCTATCATGCTTAACACGTCTCAAAATAGTCAAATCAAAAACTTATTTTTCTGCATCCTAGTCCTTTTCTTGCAATCTGGGCATTTTCCAGCAACAGCTCTCTTTGCCGTTGCCTTATGTAATTTATAATTTTTGCTCAACAGCTTTAATAAGCGCCTTCATGTTTAGTTCAGCATGGTATCTACCTTTACACTTAACAAGCGCAGTCGCAGCAGATTCAATGGATTCTAACCTGACCAGATTGGCACGTAATGCCGCCAGTTCTTCGGCCTGTGCGTCTAGCTTGGCTTGCATGGCTTCTAGCCTATTAGAAGCTTCGCTTAATACAATGTCTGCATCATGGTCGCATTCGGCGGGTATACGCATATAAAATTCGGAAATATTCCCATTGGAGCAATGTTCGGCTAATTCATTAAGGCGATTGCACAAAATATCAATTGGCACGGTTTTTGGGTCTTTATATTGATTGCTCATTCCTTTACCTCTAGTACAGAAGAAATGCCCAATTCTTTCTCACCAGTTAGAATATAGGTTGGCTCATAGTTAGAGTCATAGAGGCCAAATTGAAATGCTGTTAGCGCGTTATCTTTGTAAGTGGCTTTTGCAAACCCACGCAAAGCCGCCAGTTCTTCGGCTTGCGCGTCCAGCTTGACTTGCATGGATTCGGTAGCGGCTTCCCATCCGTCAAAAGCAACCTGCTTAGTAGATGCCTTTTGGTTGATTACTTGCGCGTATTTGCTTGCATAAAACCAATTGTCAAATTCGTCGACCATCACCCCCCCTGTAACTCGCTAGACCTGAAGTCCACATCCACGTTGTATTGCTGTTGTTGCTCTGGCGACATGCTTTTGTATATTGCCGTTAGAGATTCCATGCTGTCGGCGTTGGTGATCAGGTTAGGCCAGTCGGTTGTGTCGCTTGTTTTTGGCGTTAGCTTGGCTTTCAACACGTCCTTTAACGCAGCATGATCAGGCTTGACGTGAGTAGGCACTTTCTGCCACGCAGAAGCCAATTCTTGCGCTGTTTTTGCGGATTTTAATGTTTCAGCATAGTCCGTAGGTGTCTTTTTGGGCGTGTCTCTGTCAGTAGGCGGCTGTGCGTCTACTGTGTCATGCTCGGTAAGCTGCAAAGCTTGCAGCCACAGGTATCTGGTCAAATAGCTTTGTGCGCTACCGACAATCTGTATTGGTGACGCACCTTTTACCGTTGCATCGGCTACAGGCGAGCAGAAGCTAATCACAGATTCCGGCTTGTCGCAATCAACAATGTGGAGGGCGGCCTTTTCTTTGTCTCCAAAGTCAAGCACTGAACACAATCTCTGGTCTAGGAAAAGTTTCTGTGCAATAGGCATAAAATCCGACAATTCGTAGTATGAATAGCCTTGGAATTTGTTAAGACCACTTTTTTTCATAGGTATGGCCGCTAAATCTACCCTTACTTTTTGAAGCTTAGAATAGACGTTCATTTCAGTTCCCATTGCTCCCTCATATATTCTTCTGTTTCTTCGTAGGCTTCGCGGCCTTCGCGCTCGGCACGTTCGTACTCATCTGATTGGTATTCTTCTGTTTCGTCACTCATTTGATGCTAAGCCTCATACCGTCTATTTCCAAGTGCGCCCCGTCCAACAAGCCGTTTTCTTGGATAAATTTCTTGATTGCCGTTTTGTCGACTTCTTTTTTTATCCTTACAAGGCTGTCGGGAAGCAGATCAATATCGTCAATGATGACTCTAGGAGGGCATTTTGCCAACTTTACCGAAAATTCAGGGCATTCAATAGAATCTATGCCTGTTTTTATCATACTTGTAAGCAAATATTCTTTTAACCGTGCAACATGCGCCTCTTTGAATTTTCTCCTTTCTGCCATGCGTTGTTCAGCTAATTTAATAGCTTCGCATTCTGATTCTATTGACTGAAAATATCCTGCTACATTGAGCGCTTTAGAAGTAAAGTCGTCTTTAATCCCTGTGCTTTCTAATGTGTCAATAAATGTTTGCTCATCGCACCACTGCAAATTATCAAGTATCGTCAAGTATTCATTTGTTATGTCGTATAAAGGTCTGCTCATGACATTACCCCGCCAATTGGTAAATAATCGTGTTCGTCAACAATCCCATAATATTCGTCTAGCTCGACAACCGGTTCTTCGCACTCGTCCAATATCCTTTTTTGTTCGCGGTATATGTTGCCAAACGCTTCTTTTTCGCTTTCTCCGTAAACCAATCCTTTGCAGGTATAGGTAACGGTGTATTCATAAGTTTTGGCTTGCATGTTGCCCTTCCAAAATATTCAAAACTGCGTTTAATTCCAAGTCTGTTTCACGCATGTGCGACAAACGCCCACGCTCATAGCCAAGCTTGTATGCTTGTTTTATCAAGTCGTGATGGCCTTTATATTTGTCCCATATTTCGATAATTTCCGGCGTGGTAAGCTCGATCACGACACGTAACCTGCAAACACAATAGCCAAAACAATCACCTCAAACGCAAATGCCATCGCAATTAATGGTTCGATCCTTTCTTTTTTGATTGGAATTTTGCCCCAATCGTTTACTGCAAAATCTCGGTTGTAAACTGATTGGCGGATGGTTTTTCGCTTTTCGATAATCATGCTGCAACACCGTTTATATGAGCCATTCCCCATTTGTTTACCATGCTTAAAACATTGGCCTTAGAAGCTTCTATTTGTTCAGCTGTAAAACCTAATTTTTTGCATTTGTTAGTAGCGTAAATTATTGAATCGTTGACTGTTGGTGTCCACGCCATTGCTTCAAATGCGTAAAAAGAAAATTCTGATTTGTAGTTGTACATGTGTGTTTCCCCGGTGTGTTTTGGATGGTTAAAATATAGCACATTGCGAATTAATTACAATAGGTAAAAGCGATATGTTTATATTTATTTTCATCCCTACATACCATAAATCATATAATCTATTTTCTTTTAATGACTTAGATAAAACAAATATGAAAACACTTAAAATATTATTTTTAATTTTTCCGCTCACGGCTTCGGCTTTTTTTGAAAACCAGATCAATGTTACTGGGTTATCGACTGCAAATACGGCGGCGGCGGCATTAGCTAATAAGAACATTATCCAGAACGCTGTTAACCAAGGGCTTTCAATTAGCTCAACCGTAAATATTCTTAGCCAAAATGCGTATATTGATGCGGTGGCAGGTGCAAAGGGCATTGTTGTACCAGCAAATACTAAGATTAACTTAAACAAAACTACGCTTAAGGTTTACCCAAACGCTTCAAATTCTTATAGTATTTTTAGAGTTGAAAGCGTCAACAACGTGATTATCCAAGGCGACGCTACCAGCAAGCTAATTGGTGACCGTGATTTGCATGATTACAGTGTTGCGGGATTTTTCGGGTTTGGTATTTCAATAAAAAACTCGTCAACCGTCACACTATCCGGTTTTAACATTAGCGACATGATGGCGGATGGCGTTTATGTCGGTGGCGCGTCTAATTCGACTATTAGGTTACAGTATATGACGTTAGATCATAACCGTAGACAAGGCATGTCTGTTATTGCCGTTAATGGCATGGTAGTAACTGGCTGTACGTTTAGCAACACGGCAAGCGGTGACCCAGCGTTAGGGATTGATTTTGAGCCTAATTCTCCTACACAGTTAATTTATAACGTACAAGTTGCGAGTAATACCTTTGTTAATAACCAAGGCGGCGGCATGAAGGCTTATACTGCAAGTTATCTTGATGACAATTATTACAATGTATTGATTAACAACAATTCATTTAATGAAACAAACCCAGCAATAACCTTTTCTAATTCTAGGAACATTATTGCGAAGTTTAATACTATGACAGTTGCTCAGAATTGCGTGACAATGGTTGGTTCTACGAATAACCAAGTTTTTTCTAACACTTGCATACGTAAAACGCCGGGCAGTACGGCATTATACGCCCCCGTTATAGTCGGTCGCCCTAATACTGGTAATACGTTTATAAACAACACGTTGACAAGCTATTCCGGCGTTGTTAAACCAGCCAATACACCTGCAAGCCAAGTTTTGACTACAGGTAATATATTAAACTAACATCGCAAATAGCTATTGACATAGTGATTGCTATTAGCTATATTGAAATTATGAATTTAATACTTGAATATAGACGCAGTAAAAAAATTACCCAAAAAGTTTTGGCGAGCAAGATCGGCATAAGCCAATCTGTGCTATGCGATTATGAGTTAGGTAAAAAGATCCCATCAGTAAAAACCGCTAAAAAAATCGAACAAATCACAAAAATATGCGCCAAAAAAATTGTTTTTGGTGATACTTAAATCCTCCATGATGTTGTGTTCATTACTGCCCTCGTTCCAGAGGGCTTTTTTTTGCCTAAAATTTATTTTGACAAGGCAATATTTTTAGTTTAATGTAGCACATAAATAACACAGGAATAATAAATGAAAAGAGACGAGCAAGTGCATTTAAGGATACCTTATGAAGTTAAAGAGGATGCAAAAAAATACGCAGTCATAGACAACAGATCTTTATCCGGTTTTGTTGTCGAGGCGGTAAAACTGCGTATCGCGGCCATGAAAAAAGAACAATCAAAGGCCATTTGATATGGCGCGTTCTAGAAACATTAAGCCGGGGTTTTTCCAGAATGAGCAGCTTGGTGAACTATCTCCAATTGAACGGTTGGCATTTATTGGGATGTGGACAATAGCAGACTTTAATGGGTGCTTAGAATTCAGGCCAAAAAGGTTAAAAGTACAGCTAATGCCTTATGATGATTGTGATTTTGAAAATATCGCGATAAATCTAGATAAATCTGGATTAATACGGAATTATTCGGTACAAGGACAGAGGTATATCAAAATAATAAATTTTACACGGCATCAGAACCCCCATAAGAATGAAAGGAACGCTGGGAGCAATGTTCCAGACATAACGGACAATGAATCGCAAGTAATTGATTATAATGAACTCGCGATTAATACGGAACAAAGACGGAACAAAGACGGAACTAATCGTGCTGATTCCCTCTTACTGATTCCTGATTCCCTTAACCCTCTTACTGATTCCCTTAACCTGATTCCAGATATATCTTTTACTAACGTAAAAGATAGTGAATTAACTGTAAAAAAACAAAAAAGAAAATATGATGAAACTCCTTACGAGGAAATATTAAGGCTGTATGGGAAAATGCTGCCTGAGATGCAGCAACAATATTCTTGGACGGATAAGCGTAAAGCACAAGTACGTGCGTTGTGGGAAGACAAGGGCGAACTGCCAGAGATGGAAGATTGGGAAAAATACTTCAAATTCATTAGGTCAAGTAAATTTTTGATGGGGAAAGTTCCGCCGATAAATGGGCATAAGCAGTTTAAAGGGTCTTTGGAATGGATAACCAAAAGGACAAATTACATAAACATAACTGAGAGGAAATATCATGGTGAATAAAAAGCACGAACACGAACATAAAGCTTTGCCTGATTACCAAGATTTAACTATCGAGGGATATATCTGGAAATACTACATTGACGCATCGCAAGATCACGCCATGAAATATCCACGCGTCGTCTTGCAGCAGCTTGGATTTATGGGAGACAAAAAGCCTATTGAGTTCTGGATGTGGTTGATTGAACAGCCAAAGGACGGAGAATTTAAACAAAACAAGGGCAAGCGTCTTGTCTGGCCTTACGTGGACAGGCTGGCGATGTGTGCGGCAAAGTTCATACGGCTTTCAGACGAAGAACAAGGCTACATCCTGAAAGCAAGGAAACAAGACAAGCCGATCTGGTGGCGTGGCGACGATATGGAAAACTTTAGGAAGATAGCTAGGGAAACGTACCGATACAACCAACTGGACGACGCGAAAAGGGACGAATACCGCAGGTCAGCAATGGCTCAGGTTAGGCGGATGGTGGCGCATGGAAACCCTTGATGAAGCCTTTGCAAGGCAAGACCGAGAAGCCAAAGCCGCAAAGCTCGCCCAATGGCGTGAAATACAGGAACGCGCACCGAACATGGCTGAAGATTTTAAACAACTTCACGCCGCGTTCGGCAAGGTGGTATTGAAATCGGTGGAATTCAAATGAACACAGCCCCAACGAAAGAAGAGAGAAAGCACATGGATGCTGTTGCTAGGTTGGGATGTATTGTTTGCAGACAACCAGCACAGATACATCATTGCGGAACTCACATGGGTGGAGGACGTGACCATAAGAGGGTAATTCCTTTGTGCGTAATACACCATACAGGCGGTGGTCATGGCGTTGCTATACATGCCGGTAAAAAAACATGGCAGGAAAAATACGGGGCAGAAGAAGAACTGCTCGCAAAAGTAAATGTTTTACTTGATGTTAAGGTTTGAACGTGGAATTGCACTTGGGATTTTATATTTTTATGGCGATTCTGGCGAATTTAAGTGGGGTAGAATCCACGAAAATAAAAAATACGTCAGTTTGTGAATGGTAATTAATTAAACGTTGTTCTAGCGCTAAATTTTGGGCTTGTATGATAGATTTAGATTTTGACAGTTTCGTTGACGAATTGACCGAATGCGGATGGCGGCCAACCCATGACGAAGGCAACAAGAAACTGCGTAAGTTTTGGGAATTGCACCAGCCTGACGGCTACGATGCCAAGTGCATCAGGGTATTGCGCGCTGATGAGGTGGCAGAACGCTTCGATTGGGCGAAGTCAGGAGAATTGGCGCACAAGTACAAGCGCGACGTGAATTGGGTGGAAATGGGGATGGAGGCTTGCCGCAGGGCATCGGTAGACCCAAGCTATTTTATCCGTCGTTATCTGGAAAAAGAGGAAGGGATAGATAAGAACCCGTTGGTTGAACAGGCTTACCGTGATTTGAGGGATGGGGTGGTATGAAAAATGGCTGAAATCCTCGTCAAAAAATTTGGCGGCATGGTGTTTGGTGCGGATAAGACAAGCAAGGATGAACTGGCCACGTATGGAAATGGCCTTTACGTTTGCAAACTTACCAGACGTCCAACCGGTAAACCTACAGAAGAAATGCGTAGGGCAGGCCAAAACAGGACATTGTGGGCATGGCTGACAGATCTTGAACGCACAAAAGTAGAAAGCATGGCAGGGACAACTAAAGAACAGTGGCATGAGAAGCTCAAATTTGATTACCTTGCCCCGATTTACATCCGAGACGACCAAACTTACGCTGAAATGTTTACGGCGCTAGAAATAGTCTTAAATTCGCTAGGACGTGCTGTTTATGAAAACTTGTTGGCAGGAGTCATCAAGGAAACATCGACAACGAGGGCGACGGTGGCGCAATTTGCGGAATATTTGCGGTGCATCGAGCATTTTGCACATGGGAATGGGGTCGTTTTACGCACTGACCCGGCCATTTACAAACTTATTTTTGGGGAAAATTCTTGAAACTAACAAAAAACAAAGCACAAAGCATTTCTGAAGAATACAAGCTGGCCGGTTACTTGTCCCGACAAGAAGCGGCAAAGAAGCTTGGTAATACTAACCCAAGGGTGGCCGAAAAAAAACTTGGCGAGCCCGACAAGGTGATAAAAATAGGCGGCACGGTAATAAAAATGTACCATCAATCAAGAGTTGAAGCTTACCTTGCCAGATGTTGAGTCAAATAGAAAGAATGTGTTGACAAATGCAAATAATTTGATAGACTACTTGAAAGCTTGAAGATTAAGCAACCGGTGCGGCGGTAACCGCAAACCTGATTGGAGAATCGACAATGAAACAAGTTACTAGAATTGAAATGGCAAATGATAACGATATTTACTCTGTTTCGTTTGGAAAAGAAATAAGCATTATTACCGATGAAGAAGGCCGCTACATAGTTACTGATGACGGAAAAGAAGAAGGCGAATTATTCTGGTCATGGAGCTTTGATGAAGCAAAAGACTTTTTGCAAAAAGAAGCAGTAGATGAAAATTTGATCGTTAAAGGTTACGGCGTCAATTCATGTTTAAAATTTTGGCAATTGCCAGAAAAATTTAAATCTGAAATTTTTAAAATGGCGGTGGCTTAAGTTGGAAAAAAAGCACTATAACGTAGGTAATCGTTATGCAGCCAAAGGCGACCATAACGCAGATGCTTTTATCCACGCCAGATGCACAAAAAAAGACAAAGCGGCTTGGATTGCTAAAGCAAGCTCCGAAGGTATGAAGCTAACCACTTGGATTATAAAGACTATGAACGAAGAATTAACACGTGTGGAAAACGTACATTTAGGCGGATGGATAAATGCAAACGAAGTACAGCCTCCATTGATCGAAAATCTAGATCAATCGGCGAATGTATGGGGCTGGGACGGGTATAAAATAATGGTCGTTGCTCTTTTCGTTGATCCAGATGGCTGGTACTGGGCAAATGCTTATGGGAATGTATTTTGTGACGCTGAGTATGATGATGAATACGACATTAAATATTGGCAACCGATAGCAATCCCAACACCTCCTAATCATACGGAAAATGCCGGCGCTACTATCAGACAACCTATATCAATGCTTAACTCAAAGCTAATGGAAAAGACAGATGAAGACAATATTTGTTTCTGATCAGGTGCAAACTTGGATAGGAAATGTCTAGGACGTATGAATTAATATGCCTAGATTGCAAAAAACGACTCTGGGTAGGTCAGGGTGACTCTAAACGCAAATACCTGTACACGACTGAAAAACATTTAGAGAATTTGAACAATTTTTTGTTTTCTCATGAAAGGCACAAAATAAAATTTGGTGATGACGAATTTCTTGACACTTTCGATTACGAAGAAGTTGGAGATATTGAAGATGCATAACGCAAAGCTAACCGGGCGTGTACGATTATGGAATTGATGCATAATTCAGAACGTGCAGAATTGGAGGCGCTGCGCAAGGATGTAGAGACATTCCGATGGATGCTATCTCGCTTGAAGGCTTACGACATTGACGGCCCAGAGCTTGTGTTTTCGTGGCCTTATGGCGTTGATTTCAATTTTGGCGCTCCAATTGAAAGCATACACGCTGCAATGGATGAGGTACAGACTTTGGAGTCGTTGCATAACGCCAAATTAAGGCGACCGAAGGAAACCAATTGACAACGGGTGAATTATGGGAAATCAAGAACTTAAACAACCGCTAGAGTACGGCCAGAGTGTGCAGAGTTACGCCATGGAATATTCTGGGAATGTTGTTGAAATGGGCGACTTAGAAGAATCTGAAAGTGGTTTTCTAGTCGAGATACGACCGCAAGTTTTTATAAAAATTTGCGGATTTGCTAGGCACGACATAATGGCAATGCCTAATATTTTGTATAAAAAAGTGAAAATAACGATAGAAACTGTTGATCGCGTTGAATGAGAAATTATACATGAAACAATTACATATTGGAGCAAGCCCAATTACTAACCGTATATTTGCAGGACACCTACTTAAGGACGGGCGTTCATGGGGAGAAGGTAAACAGGATGTGACAGGCATTGCATGCTCCGCCGTGATTGATCACGTGATGGCTAGCGGCGGATCAGTCATGATTACGGATAACGGCGAACCGATATATGAAATAACGGTACGAGAACTGTGAAGAATAACGCAGACATGGAAGAGTGGGAAGATGTGTATGTTCCGACGCACCCCATCAAGGGAGGCCGCTGGGTATCCTGCGTGGCAGAGATTCGCTGCAACTCAACTGGAGAGGTACGCGAGCACGAAACGCACGAAATCATAATGGATGGCGACGAAGACCCGGGCGACTACATTTGGAGCGACGGCAATTATTCCTGCGACTGCAACCGCCGCCTGTTCTTTGCTCGCGCTGCTGGCCATGATGAGGACTGCGACAAAGATTGCAGCGATGGGCGCTACTCCGTCCGAGTGCGGAACAAGAAAAGCGGGCGCGTGTGGTACAGCGAATTTAATGTCTAACGCTGATTTAAAAGAAACAGCTGACGGTTAGCGTCGGCTTGAATAAGGGGGTTATACATTATGAAAATTTGGAAATGGGAAATTGAAGTAACTGACCATCAAGTGTTGACGCTACCCGCCATGGCGCAAATACTCGATGTGCAGATGCAGGGCGACAAGTGCTGTTTGTGGGCTTTATGCGACGAAAAAGCAGAGTATGAGCCACGCAAATTAGCAATTTATGGAACTGGCAACCCAATGCCTAATAACACTGGTGAATATATTGCCACTTTTCAAATGGCCGGTGGCGAACTTGTATTTCATGCTTTTGAATTTGACGTATAACGCTTAGTTAGGTGCATTCGGAGAGAGGAAACAACATGCAAAAAAAATGAGAGCAATGCCACTTGGCGGCCGATTGAAACAGCCCCAAAGGACGGACTTAGGTTTTTGGCCGTAGATCAGGACCGGGCGATGGGGGTCGTTTGGTGGAACAGCAAAGAGCAGATGTTTGAGGATTTGCAGTGCCTTATTGAGAACGACGGGGTGCTTACTCACTGGATGCCGCTACCGCCTGCACCTAACGCAGAACTAAGGCGCGCCGACGCTGGCGCTAATATAAACCGCGATTCTTAACGGCGTCGCCTTGAGTGCCGTGTTAGGTTTTAAAAAATGGCTGGCGAATTTTTACGTTTTTTGGCACAAAAAAGGTTGTGTTTTCATTGCCATGAGCCAATGAAACCAACACCTGTTAGAAAGAAAAGAAATGGGGATTACGATAAAGGATGGACGCGGGAACATATTGTTCCAAAAAGCAAGGGTGGAAGGAAAGGGGATAATATTGTTCTGGCTCACTACAAATGCAATCAAGAACGAGGCAATGTAGACCCGACACTTGAAATGATTGAACGGGCAAAAGTTATAAACGCCATTGCTTCGGAAATTTGACAATGGTGCATAACGCAAAATTAAGCCGCGCTGATGGAAGCTAAAAAGAACGCTGACGTTAAGCGCGTCGGCTTGAATGACCTGTTATACGGTGGCAACTGTCCAGTACCAAAATATATTGCAGTATGCCCAGAATGCGGAGACAAACTGCACGTTGATGCTATGGAATGGGAAACAGAATCTGGAGTGCCTACAACTGGTGGATTATATGTTTATTGTAAAAACAAAGAACAAGACAGCCATATGTATTGGCAATCCGATTGGCAAAGCATTATTAATGCGGCTGAGAAATGGTGTGGTGCAGTTGACGTATAACGCTTTAATTAACGCGGCCAGCACCGAGCCAAGCTGTGCCGCATTGCTAAATGGCTCGCGTTGAATGAGGGGTTATACCGATGGAAAGATTTAGCAATTTTACTAATAACCAAAGGCTTATAGAAGCCTATAAAAATGACTCACTATTTCATAGCGTAGTGACCGCCCATGAAATGAAAACCAGTTCTTATGTAGAAATGCTGGAGGATGCCGTTATTGCGCTTATTGAAAAGGCAAACACAGCGCATGATCTGAGCGTTAAATATGTTAGGCGTTATGGGCAGATTGAATGATGACGTATAACGCTAAATAGAAACCTGACCGGATAATCGATTATCCGGTCAGGTGTTATAAAAATACATAAATACATAAATACTTAATGAAAAATTTTGAACCTCACCCAATTTCTAGGCAATACCAAGTATGTAGCCAGTCACGAGAAAGCAAGTGGTTATCCCCATACCGGGACACGCATTACACGCTTACGCAATTGTGCCGAAAATACGACATTTGCAAGGAATCCATGATCAGCATCTTGCCACGGCCTGACTTGCGAAGCCCTTATGGAAACCGCACGAGGTTGTGGGAAAAAAAGGCCGTCATTAAATTTTTAGGGGAGGCAACCAAATGATAACCGATTGTTTTGTAAGCTTAAAAGAAAGTAGCGATATCGATTGGTTGCTTGAGCGATTTCCTCAAGCAGAACCGGACAAAATTGAGGCGTTCACTGAAAAGGTGGCAATCATTTGGGCGGACATGTCAGTCGATGAAGAAACGGCGCGAGAATCGGCTTTAAAGATTATTTTTGGGGGGGATGATGTTTGAGATATTGGTATTTATTTATATATTTGTCGGTATAGTCGTATTTAAGGAAAATTATGGCATGTGCGAAAAGTTTTGGGGTTCATTGCAAGCCGCTATTAGCTGGCCTTTTTTGTTTCTAGTTTTAATAATGTTTTTGTGTGTTGGTTGATCACAGTGACGTTTATATGGGGGATAAATGAAAACATTTGAAGAATGGTGGGTAAATGAAAGTGGATGGGACGATGGAGAACCTTTGTTAGCTGAGGGGTATTTAGCGCAATCAGCATGGAACGCAGCCACTGAAACCGCAAAGCCTAGATGGATTCCTGTAAGTGAGAGATTGCCCACTGAATTGCAGCCTTGTGTAGTAAAAGTTGATGGCAATAGTTGTCCACTTGTCCGTTTTTATTTGCCGGGAACTAAGAAATGGTTATCAGTTAACCAAATAAATGTAACTCACTGGATGGAGATACCAGAATGAAAACATTTAGGATGTCAAAGTGACAGAAACTAAGCCAAAGTACAATGAAAAGCTAAAATACAGCCATAAAGTAAGCGAACACGCCCACCAGTGCCATTATTTCAACTGGATACGGTACGCATATCAAAACAAACTAGCGTTTGCTATACCGAACGGTGGCAACAGGGACAAAATTACAGGTGCACTATTGAAACGTGAAGGTGTAACGCCAGGTATACCGGATATTATGATTGCCAGTGCAAACGGCAAATATCATGGGCTATTTATCGAGATGAAAAAAGAAGATGGAAGCTTAAGTCCAAGCCAGAAAGCCATTAAGGCAAAGCTTGAGAGCGAAGGGTATTGTGTCGAAGTCTGCAAAGGGTGGGAGCAGGCAGTAAAAATTACTCAGGAATATTTTAAATGACCGCTAAATCAAACAAAGAAAATGTAAAAGAGCAAGTAACTTTATCGGCTGGACTTGCCCCGCAACCAGAACAAGGGGAATTGTGCAATATCAATAACTCTGAAAACCCATTTTACATAGAGTGCAAAGGGAATGGCGACAAATTACAAATAGTAAGGGTTTATTTCCCAAAAAAATGCACGCGGGCGCAGATTGATAAAAGGCTGAATATGCTTGTTGACGCGGCTATTGAGCGCGGAATGATTGAAGTTGTTGATAATAAAATATAAAAATGGTATATAATCAACATAATATAATTAACAAATTACAGGGTATTTCATGGCGGTTGGTAGACCTACCCTTTACGATGAGAGTTATTGTGAAGGCGTTATAGATTTTATGGGGCAAGGGTATAGCTATACAGCATACGCAGGTCACATAAGGGTAAATCTCGATACGCTATACGAGTGGCAAAAAGTCCACCCAGAATTTTCCGAAGCTACAAAGATTGCAAAGAACGTAAGGTGCGCAACGCTTGAAAGGGAGCTGTTGGCAGAGGATGTATCGCCGCGTGTTACGGCTCGGATCTTTGCATTAAAGAACGCCGCACCGCATGAATGGGCAGACAAGAAAGACGATAACGAAGCCCTAAAGGATGCAATAACAGTCATTAAGCGCATCATTGTAGACAGTGGAACTGAACCTACAAACGCCGCGTAAATTTGCCCCCCTGCTTAATCAGTCCCGTTACAAAGGGATACATGGTGGCAGGGGATCAGGTAAGTCGCATTTCATGGCTGAAATGTTGATCGAGCGCTGCATGATGCAAAAGACTGACTGGGTATGCTTGCGTGAAGTTCAAAAGACCCTAGACCAGTCTGTCAAGAAATTACTGGAAATAAAGATCCAAGCTTACGGGCTAGGGCAATATTTCGAGATCCAACAAAACAAGATCAAAACCCCATATGGCGGGGTAATAATATTCCAAGGAATGCAAGACCACACGGCTGAATCGATCAAGTCTCTGGAAGGCTTTGACGGTGCATGGTTCGAAGAGGCGCAGACTTGTACCCTAAGAAGCCTTGATCTATTAAGGCCAACCATCCGAAAGGAACAATCAGAAATATGGTTTACTTGGAACCCAACCAATGAAACAGACCCGGTAGACCTATTCCTACGCAAAGACCCGCCGTCTGATGCAATAGTAATAGAGGCAAATTACCATGATAACCCTTGGCTTCCGGGCGTTCTTTATACCGAAATGCAATGGGACAAGCATAGGGATTTTGATAAGTATGAGCATATATGGCTTGGCAAGTACAATATTAACTCTAACAAGCGGGTATTCAAGAACTGGCGCGTGGAAGAGTTTGAAGCAGAGCCAGGGGAAGTATTCCGGCTTGGCGCTGACTGGGGATTTAGCATAGACCCGTCTGTACTGGTACGCTGTTTTATAAAGGGCAAGAATTTGTATGTAGACTATGAGGCTTACATGATAGGGTGTGAGATCATCAACCTGCCTGAATTGTTTTTGTCCGTCCCAGATGCCGAAAAGTGGCCTATTACTGCTGACTCAGCAAGGCCCGAGACTATCGCACACATGGTCAAGCACGGATTCCCAAAGATCAGGGCCGCCGTCAAGGGCGCTCGTAGCCTAGAAGAAGGGATCAATTTCTTGCAGACATTTGATATTATTGTCCATCCTCGATGCGTACATACCATTGACGAGCTTAAACTTTATAGCTACAAGGTAGACCCGCTTACCAATGACATACTGCCTATATTGGAAGACAAGGACAACCACGTTATAGATGCTTTAAGATATGCGTGTGAAGGCGCTCGAAGGATAAAGAAACAAGAACCTATCCCGATCAGCAAAAAACCAGTTTCAACCAATTGGATGGCTAGATAATGGATAAAAAGAACAAAGGCTTGTCAATCGTCGAATTAGCCCGTAAGCGTTATGCAATGGCCAAGGCTTACTATGCCCCTAGCCGTATGCTTAGCAAGGCCGACATCGATTTTGTTTATGGCGATCCAGATAATGCAGCCCAATACCCTGCAAAATTGCGTAGGGACGTATCGTTTGCCGACAATGCCAACCTGACCGTCAACATTACCGCCCAAACGTGTAAAAAGATTATAAATAACGTTAGGATGAACAGGCCACAAGGCAAGGTGATACCTGCCGATGGCGCAGCAGACCGAGAAGCCGCCGAAGTCATATCCAAGTGGTGCAGGTCAGTACAAAGCTATTCTAACGCCGATGATGCAAGCGACCATGCGTTTGAATGCATGATACATGGTGGCGAGGGATACTGGGAGATGATCGTAGAACCTGAATCTTACGACTCATTTAAACTAGTGCCACGCTTAGAGATGATCGACGACCAATTCAGCGTACTGATTGACCCTGCCGCAAGAAAGCTGGACAGGTCTGACGCGGAATGGGGCTTTATTGAGGAAGCAATAAGCTATGACAGGGCGGCACGTGAACACCCTAATATTGACCCAGTAGACTGGGATAAGGACGGCAATTGGGTAAGGGATGATACCGTTATCAGGTGCAAGTATTACTATTGTGACTATGTCGATGACGTACTTGAAATGTATGAGGACAACTCAACTGCTTTCCGTTCCGAAAACAGATCGGGCGGCCTTGCTGTCATAAACAGCCGTAAATCCCAACGCAAGGAATGGCACATATGCCTATTGCTTGGCGGTGAGGATAAGCCGGTTGATAAGCAATTGTGGTTAGGTACAATGCTGCCGATCATAAGCGTCTATGGTGATATGTACAAAGTAGACGGTATACCTTACTTTAAGGGGCAGGTTAGGGACATAAAGGACGTTAACCGCATTGTTAACTATTCGTTCTCATCTGCCGTAAAGAACATAGCCTTGCAGGGTGATGTACCTTGGACAGTTCCGGTTGAAGGCGTGGCTGGCTTGCCTGAATGGGATAACCCACAAGAAAATAACGGTTATTTGCGCTATAACTCTTACGATGAAGCTGGCAACCAAATACCACGGCCTGAGCGTAACGCCCCTGCCGTAACACCATCGGCACACATGGCATTGCTGCAAAAAGGTATTGAGCTTGCACAGGACATAACAGGACAGTTCAGCGTACCCGGACAACATTCGAAAGATACAAGCGGAATAGCGCTTGATCGAAAGAATGCCCAAAGCGAGCTGAGTACATTCCATTTTGTCGATAACCTGACCCGCGCAAAGCGGTATGAAATGGCCTTGTTGGTTGATATATTCCCCCATATTGTCGAAGCTGACGACATAATCAGGCTATTGAACGAAGACGGGACAGAAGAACTTGCCAAGGTACAGCCAGAAATGGAAGGCGCTTACCGTGGGCCAAACGACCAAACAGAAGACATTGAACATGTGATAAACCCTAAGGTTGGGAGATATGACGTAGCCGTGACCGTCGGCGCAAGTTACCAGACCAAGCGCCTTGAAGATGCAGACCGTATCATCGACATGACTAACAAAAACCCTAACTTATGGCAAACGCACGGGGATTTAATCGTAAAACAGCTTGATTTCCAAGACGCCGATTCATTTGTCGCTAGATTTAGGAAAACCATGCCACCGGGCACGATTGACGAAGAAGGCCAAGAGCCAATACCGCCACAAGCACAGTCACAAATGCAGCAAATGGATGCCCAAATACAGCAAATGGGGATGCAGCTTGAAAACGCACAGTTACAACTGCAACAAATGCAAGCAGAACTACAGCAAATCGAAGTTGAAAAGCAACGCTTGGACATCGAGAACAGGCAAGTCAAGAGCATGATGCAAATCAAGGAAGCAGAGCATAAGCTATCCGTATTGGCCAAACAGTCTATGCCACAAGAAAATGAGCCTAAAGAAAATGAAGCCAAAGAAGAAGATAACGAAGGCGATGAAATGAGCAAGGAAATAGATGAAATAGCCTATATGCTTGAAGAATCTGCCATCGAAACAAATAACCAGATTGCACAATTGATGCAAACTATTGAACAAGGCAATGCGTCAATGCTACAGGCACAATTAGCGCTTGCAGAGGCTATCAATCGGCCTAAAACGTCGAAAATATCGATACAAAAGGACGCTGGCGGTAATTATGTCGGTGAAAAAATAGAAACGTGAGGAGTATAATTAATGGCTAATTTAACAACCGTAACAGACAACAAGATTATGGACCATGTACACGGCAAGACCGCGTACACCATGCCACAATTGTTCATAGGCTTATCGTCAACCACACCAACAATAGCCGGTGCGTTTACCGAGCCTACTATAGGTACTGGCGGGTATGCGCGTATTGCGACAACTGGCGCAAGCTGGAACGCCGCAGCTGCTGGCGTGTCTGCAAACGCAGCCGCCTTGGCATTCCCTGCATCAACCGCCGCATGGTCATCAGGTGCAACCGCATTGACGCATATGTGTTACTTCGATAGCGCTACGGGGACGGCTGCATCTAACTTGGTCATGTTTGCGCCATTGGGTACGCCGGTTACTGTCAATGCGTCAGGGGTAACCATAAACTTCCCGATCGGGCAAATCTCCGATACACAGGCTTAAGTCATGGCGATTACAACTTTTTACATGCCGGAAACCATAACGCCAAATAGTGCTAAATGGGCTAGGCATTATTGGAAGTTATGTAGTAGGGCTGTAGAAAGAAAATTAGTTGATGTTTTTATTGAAAAACATCATGTATACCCAAAATGTATGGTTGGCGACAATAATATTACTGTTGAATTAACGGCTAAAGAGCATTATTTGGCTCATCAACTATTGGTTAAAATGTACCCTAATAATAACAAACTTGTGTTTGCTGCATTTTGCATGACCAATGGTAATTGCGGTAGAAATCCTAGGGTAAAAATGAGGGAATATTCGTGGCTAAAAAGAAAAAGGGCAGACGCTGCTAGGGATGCATTAAAAGGTAAGACAGGGAAGCCGCACACAGAAGAAACAAAAAACCGTATTAGAGACACATTGAAGAGAACAAGGCCAGGCGGGTATGTTAGAAGTGCTGAGGAAATTGAAAACATGAAAATTGGGTTAGCAAATTCTTTAAAGCAGAAAAATAAAATATGTTATAGCCCTTTAGGTACAAAACATTCAGAAGAAACGAGGTTAAAAATGAGTATTTCTCGGAAAAAATCAATCACGCCTGAGTATTGCAAAGCACAATCTGAAAGAATGAAGCGTATTTGGGCAGAAAGAAGTGCTGAGGCGGCATCATGTCCATAGTTTCTTGGGACGGCTATGTCGCAGCGCCAAAGCAACAGCTTTTATACAACAAGACCGGCACAGTAACGACTGTAGCCAATAACTGGTTTGCAAATCATACACTTGCAGGGAATCCCGGCGCTGGCGTGTTGGCGGCTACTGCAACCGTCACGACGGTGGCCGCATCTGCTGGCGTTGTGCCTACGGACACTTTGGCTGGTTGCCCGTTCATTGATGTAAAAACAGGCTCATATTACCTTAGCCGTATTAAATACTTAAACAGCGTAGCCTCACAAGTTTTGGTATTTGACCGGCTGTGGCACGTCAATATGTCAACCGCCACGCTAGGAACTGGCACTATAACTGCCCCTGCGTCATATGCCGGTAGATTACCCGCTGGGAGTTTCAACAATTTGCTTATCGTACTTGAAATAACCACGGCAATAGCAGCCAGTGCGGTAACCGTAAGCGTTACCTATACCAATCAATCTGGTACTGCTGGAAGGACAACCGGCGCAAGTGCTTCATTGTCTGGGTTTACCGTCAACCGATGGGTGTTTATGCCGCTCCAATCTGGGGACAGTGGGGTACAGCTAATACAAAATATTGTCGTCGGAGGTGTTGCCGCCGCTACTGGTGCGTTTAACATTGCTGTCATTCGCCCGTTATGGTTCGGAAACGTCGGCACGGCCAATACTGGCGGCACTGAAGGTTTTGACCAGACTGGCGCACCTGAAATATACTCCGATAGCTGTTTACAGGTCGCCACATTGCCGCTTAGTACGTCATCCGGCGCACCTACGATGATCCTAGAAGTTGCATCAGGCTAAATAATGTCAAAGTTCGGTAACTACCCGTTACTGTCAAATGGTAGATACCTATTTAAACTCGCTGGTAACTTCTCAAGCGCCTCCGAGTCGATCACTAACGACATATTCTTTGAAACTGTTAGCGGTACTGTATTAGATACCTCTGCCACATCAAGTTGGGTATGGTCAAACACTAGCGCCAATGCAGGCGTAAGCGCATTAACCAATACAACAGCAACAAGCTCTTGGCTATGGAGCAACACATCAGCCAACGATTCGGTAAGCGCCACAATAAACACGTCTGCCAGCAGCGCATGGACGTGGGCAAATACCTTGGCTAATGCTTCTGTACTTGCTACCGTCAATACATCCGCATCATCAAGTTGGGCATGGACAAATACACTAGCCAATGCGTCTGCATCAATAGCGGTTGACACCTCTGCCACAAGCACTTGGCTATGGGCAAATACAGCCGCTAACCCCACTATAGGGACATCATTAAACACCTCTGCAACAAGTTCATGGCTATGGCTAAATACAGCCGCAAATCCAAGCGTCGGGTTATCCTTAAACACTTCATCATCATCCAGTTGGATATGGGCTAATACGTTAGCCAATGCGTCCATATTGGCGACGGTAGGCACGTCTTCAAGCAGCAATTGGGTATGGTCAAATACCCTAGCCAACCCTTCCATAAGCAGCGGCATAAACACGGCTGCAACAAGTTCATGGCTATGGGCAAACACCAGCGCAAATGCAACACAAAGCAGTTCAACGTCTTCAAGCAGCAACTGGCTATGGTCAAATACGCTTGCCAATAATGACCCGGTAGCCAACCAAGATCAAACCAGTAGCGGCGGCTTAGCCCCAGAAGATTACGCATACAAGGTAAGGCATCAAAAAGCAAGGCAATTAAAAAATAAAAATGAAGTTAATCAAAGCCAAGCAATAGAAATAATCAAGCAAGTTGTTGAAAAGGCTGAAAACGACAGTAAAAACATAAAGGCCGCATTCAAAGGCGTAAAGGATGCACAAAAAGAATTATATTATGCAGAACAAAGGCTTATAAATTTCCTTGAAGCACAAGAAAAAGAATTGTTGGACGCGCAAGAATTGCAAATCATCAAGATAATTGCGGAGTTGTTATGAAACTCGACAATAAGGAAACAAAAGAATTACGAAGCGGCAGTTATCGGATAATAGATAAGACAGCACCGATGATTTATCAAAAAAATGATGACCATGCCATTGCCAATGGTTACATGGAAGCGTTAAGGCAAATGATGGATGATAATAGCAAAAATCCTGACTTAACCGTTTGATTTTATAGCTTGCAATAGTTAAAAATATAATATGTAATACGTTCTATATGATGTTTTTATATATAGCTACCCGTGGCTTTCATGGGGGTAACCGAGGTTACGATAATGAGTGAAGATAACGTTACTGCTGGCGAAACAGTAGGGGCTGAGGCCGAAGAATATACCGAAACCGATACCGGGACAGAAGAATCGGGCGGGGAAGAAACCCCGGAGAAGGTTTACACCAAAGCTGAACTGGACGCGATCTTAAAAGATACTGCCGAAAAGACCAGAAAAAGCACGGAACGTAAACTGCAAAGGCGCTACGAGCGCGAGATGGCTGCTAAAACAAGCCAGATAGACGATACACCTGAATTTAATCCCGACAGCGTCCCTAAAAAAGACGGTGAAACGGATGCGGCATGGATTGCACGGATTGCCCGTTTACAAGTACAGCACGAAAAGCTGGAAGCTGACAGGCAAGCGAAGCAAGTCGAAGCCGTAAAGGAATTTGAAAGCTTTCAAGAAAGTGTCGATGACTTTTACGAACGCGCCAATGCCATCCCTGAATTTGATGAATATGAATTTAGGGCGTATGTATCTGACTATAAATTGTCTGATGCATGGGCAGAAGCGTTGGTATCATCGGACAAAGGGGCGCAAATTGCTGCATGGTATGTTACTAACCCCAAAGAGTTTGAACGCTTGTCAAAGCTTGGTAAGTACCAACAGGTTACGGATATTGGCAAAGTTGAAGCACGTCTCGAAAAACAGGTTAAACAGGCCGCTAACCCTATGACTAAAGTCAAAGGTGGCGAGGTAACGTTAAACAGGCTGAAAGCTAATCCTGATTCTTTGAGCGATGATGAATATTATTCATTACGGAGGCAGGAAAGAGCCAAAGCCTATAAATAGGAAATACAATGGCTGATAATTTATTAACACATAAAATGATCGCCCGTGCATCGGCTGACATCCTCGAAGAAGAATCACCTTTTTTGATGAACGTCAACCGTGCGAGGCAAGCTGAGTTTGCAACAAATCAAGGCGGTTTTAATAAAGGTGATTACGTAGACGTAAAAATCCCGGGCACTAGTAAAGTGTTTGACGGTGAAACATTTGCCGAAGGCGGCGCGGCGGCTGACTACCAAGAGCGTTCTGTCAGGCTGCAATTGAACATCCGTAAGCACATGGCGCTTGATTTCACCATGAAACAAAGGGCTTTGGATATTACCGAGTATAAAGAGCGTATCTTGCGGCCTGTAATGCGGCAAATGTCCAGCTGGCTAGAGGGAGAGTTTATCCGCCGTGCTGTTATTGCAACATCGAACACTGTCGGTACGGCTGGGACAGTGCCAACAACCATGAAGACATACGCGCAAGCACGTGGGAAGATGCAAAAATTCTTGACCCCGAGCGGTGACAGGAGCTTGTTGATTTCGTCAGATGCCAACATCGAAATGGTTGACTCATCTAAGCAATTGTTCCACGCAAATGCCCAGATTGAGAAAAACTATTTAACCGGCGCTATGGGCGAAGCTCAAGGCTTCATGTGGTATGAGCATCAATCTATACCAACCATTACCCAAGGCAACCAAGCGGCATGGACGATCAACGGCGCAAACCAGACCGGTACGTCATTGGCTATTGGCGGCTTAACTGCAACCAACGTAATCAAAGCCGGTACGGTGTTCACTATCCCTACTGTTTTCAGGGT